CGATCTGGAAGTCGTAGTCCTCGAAACTGCCCTGGCGAACCGGGGCCCCGTACTCATCCTCCATGGGCCACGAGGCGTCCACATGAACGCCGGGGGCCGCTTCCATCGACGCCGGAACACTCAGGTTCTCGTCGTTCCACATCAGATAGCCGAGGTCGTAGCAGCAGTCCGTGGCGAACCGGACCACGGCCATCTGCATGTCGGCTTCCATGCGAGACACACTGCCCTGGATGATTTCCTCCTGACCCAACGTGTCCGCTTGCTGTCCCAAGCCGCCCATCGCGCGAAGGTTGCCGGCGAACCGGTCGTATTCGTCCTGAACGAACAGGGAAAACGCCTGGTTGCCGGGGTCAACCCCGTTAATGACCACCTGGCCGATGGCTTTCGGATCACGCACCTTGATCCATTTGCCGTGTTTCGTCTTGGCGACGAGTCTCGCGTCGTCCTCGCCACCTGGGGCATAGGTGTTGACGGTCTTCTGTTGGTCCGACTGCAACGCCATCTTCCGATGCAGGCGGTTTTGGAGATCGTGCAGGCCCTTCAAGTTCATCGCCGGCGACGTCGGCATGATGTTGTCGGGCACGAGACCCAGCGAGAGAAACTTGTAGGGGCCGCCCTGGCTGCCCGTCCACTCGCGTTCGATCAGGGGTGGCAAGTCCGTGTCGCACGCGAAGGTGGCGACCGTCTTGTTTTCAGGAATCCAGACGTCCATCAGCCAGATCATGGGCTTCAGTTCGTCGTCGTCCACCGATTCGCCAGATGCGATGTCGCGGGCAAAGTCCGCATTGTCCGTCGACGCCTTCGAGGTGGGCGTCAGCTTGGCGACCACGGCCTTGGCGTAGCCCGGCTCCGATTTGACCTTCTCGAAATCCGCCCGATACTGATGGCCGCAGAACCGCATTTTTGTCAGTTCCTTGGCCGACATATCGAGGATCAGGTCATCGACCGAAACGCGGTTCAACCAGGGTTCGCCGGGGTCGAGCCAGATGTCTTCCTCGGATTCCAGCAGCCCGTGGAACCGGGTGTCGGTGTCGCGCATCATGACGACGCCGCAGCCGATGCAGAAAAAGGCGTCGAGCACGATCGCCCGAAACGTCTCGTGCAGCGACATATCCGAGATCAGCTTGTTCAGGCCCACCTCGAACCGCTTTGCAAACGGCCAGTTTTCGGGCCGCGGCGTGGAAACCTAGACCTTGGGATTGTTCGCGGCCAGGGCGACCGTGTAAATCCTCGCGGTCTGATTGATGAGATTGACCAGCGTGTCGTAGGTTGCGCCGGAGTTGTTGTACCACGATCCAACGTGGTCCTTGATTAACTCCTTGCGAACCCGACGAAATGGAACCAAGGCTTCCCGGGAAGTCTTGATCGCCTTGAACAGGCGTCCGCGTTGGGCCGGATTGTGGAGGTCAATCATGCAATCATGGTCGCAACAGTGTTTTGGGGCTGGCCAAGAATCCGCGTCAAGTTAACCAATACTTGATCCCGCGAGGTTGCGGCGAAGTGTTCATGCAATCATACACACGATTCCGGACGTCTTGCCACGCGGCGGCTTCCCTGCGTTGGATTGCCTCAATAACGGCACCAGCATTCCGGCTCGCGGCCTTCCTAAAGCAAATACAAGAAAGCAAGTCTTCCTTGATCGGCCCGGTGTGTTCTCGCTTGATCGCGGTCAAGCCCGCGACTGGCAACGTTGCCACGCCAGCAAGCACTTTCAGGAAGCCGCGTCGCTGCATCACGCAACCCACAGAATCAGTTCCTCAATACATCATGGATCGTCCGCAACGGTTCATCGTCAGTCCATCGCCGTCGCTCCTCGTTTTCGCGTTGCTCGCGCCAGGCAAAGCTCCCATATGGAGGGGTAATATGGGATTCCTCCGACTCGTTGTCAATAGCACCGACCGGGCGGTCCTCGCAGGCCAGCCACGCCACGCCCGCAGCCACGCATCGGTCTCCGTGGGCCCGCTCCGTGATTCCGTGCTGTTTAGACGGCTTGTGGACGATTTTCCCCTTGTCCCATTCGTATTCGCCGCATTCACGGATCATATCCTCCGAACGCGGCACGAACTTGCCGTCTTCCATCGCGATGCACAAGGCTTCAAAGAGTTGCCCCTTGTCTTCGTCCGACCCGTTCCACCAGCCGGGGCTCTTGGATTTTGCCTTCTGGCCGATCTCCTTGACCTCGCGGTAATAGACGTTGGAGTAGTACAGCACCTCGAGCACTTCCTTGCCGAACGCGGCGCCGGTGGGCCCGCTCGCTTCCCATGACAAGTAGGCATTTTTCAGCCACTTCGACAACGCCACGCACACCCTTGCGAATTTCGGGGCCATCAGCCCCATGATCGCGTACTCGACGACCTGTTGGCCGGTTTGACGGTCGACCCCACACGCAACTGAATTGCTCGAGTAGTCGCCCGTCCCGCCAGCGGAGATATCGCAACCCAGGGCGTAGCGACTTGTGGGCGGGGCGCGGTCCACGCCAGGCAAAAACCAGAGTTTCAGTGGTCCGTTCTCCTGGGGGATGAGTCCGGTCACTTCCGCCCGCTCGTAGCTGACAACAAGACGACCCTGCCAGATCGGCCGCTTGCAGCAGGTGTCCTTCATGGAGTCGAGCACCGAGGACGCAAACACCTTGCCGACCGTGCCGCGAGGGTCCATGTCCAATTCGCGGGCGACAAAACGCGGCGTGGCCCCGGGAAGCAGGCAGTAGGCGTCGTACCACGGCGAGCGAAACTTGCCCTCCATGGCGTGTCCGAGCCGTTCCAGCTTTTTCAGCCGCTTGTCGTGCTTTTTGGCGTACTCACTCACGGCGGGTTGGTCTTCCTGGCGGACGGCAACCGGCTTTCCCGCTTGTATCACGTAGGCGTTTTTGTTTTGTGTCGGGTTGTCCTTCCAGTCCAAGGTGTAGAGCCGAGGATTGTCCGGGTCCGTCGCGGCTTCGTAGAACACGCCCGAGTCCGCTCCGAATGTCGAGATCAGAAACGTGCAGTTCGACACGCTCGACACGCTCGACATCACCTTGTAGTCCTTGCCGGCCGCGATGAACTCCTCGGAGCCGATTTCGTCGCAGTCGAATTTCGTCTTCCGGCCGCCACGGGCAACGTCACCGGTCGCCGAATAGCCGGTGAAAAGTGATCCGTTGTGGGGAAGCACGATCGTGTGTTCCGTCAGGCTCCGTTCGTATCCGCACGGCAGCATCCAAAACGGCAGGTGGTCCATCAGCCACGCCACCTTGTACATCACTGTGTCGGAATCCGTTGCCGAATCGACCAGTTTTTCATTGCGTGTCACCAGCCCCACGGAAAACTTGGCGTCGCGAATCGCCCGCCGGAGATCGACGCCGAGGTAAGCGTAAGTTCCACCCTGGGCGCGGCTCTTTTTCACCGTGAACGCCAGAGGTTATTCCGAAACCAGGGCGTCGGTGATCGCCTGATCCATCGCCAGAATCACCGGGTCTTGATGCGGCCAGGTGATAAACGGCTTGTCCGTGACCGCGGCCCGAGGCTCGAATACCCAAAGAAACACGTTGAAGAAAAACAGCACGTCCATCATCGCCGCGTCGTACAGAGCGTGCCGAAACTCCAGGTCGACCAGGGCTCGCTCGCGTGCCGCAATCCGCCACCGAAGGTTCTGCTTGACATCCTTCGGAACCAGGTCAATGAAGGGACACTGGGCGGTGTCTATCGCGGTGTCAACCATGCGTCAGCCTCGACTTGTTCCTGGTCCTAATCGTGGTCTTGGATTTTGTCGTCGCCGCGACCGTCAGCGGACGTCGCGCCAAGCCAAACACCCGATCCCAGTTGCGTTCAAACACGTCCTGACTGATCTGCGTTGGACGCCGCCGGCTACCCTTGCCCATCACGCCACCTCCAGCGAAGTCAAAATCCGCCGAATCTCTTCGATCGACTTCCGCTCCCGCTTCGCCAACTCCCCGTCCGCACCCTCGTCAAACCCCCGCTTCGCCTTCGGAACCAAGTCCTTCTCAAACCATCCAGGGTTCTTCACCGCCGACTGCATGATCGTGATCGCCCCCATGCTCGGCGGCCGGCTCATCGCCTTCGACACCCGCA